CTACCATCTTTACCCCCTACATTTATTTCAATTACGTTAGTATCACCTTCAACTTTGTTAGTTTTAATAGTTTGATAGGTATCATTATTAGCTTCTGTTTTTTTATCTTCAGTAAACCAGATAGGTTTATTACTTGGATCTGACACTAATTGCTCCTGTTAAAAATCTTGTCCATGATGTGCCTATTTTATTCCAATTGTAATAAGCATTAACATAATCAGACTGAGTTTCTAAATGTTTATGTATAGTTTCTTCGTGTAATATATTTGCTGAAGCTTCTATTGCAGAGGCAAATTTCATTGATAATCTTCTTAAATTATTATCAAAAGGTATGTACATAGGAAACTCAGCACCTGTTTCAAACAAAGCACCAAGATTAGTTGTAACACAATATAATCCACCGGCCATACATTCTAATAAAGATATACAAGATGTTTCTTCAAAGATACTTGGATATGCATACATGTTATATTTATGCATATTGTCTTTGATATAACTATTAGGTCTGAAACCTAAATAATTTACATTAGGTAGCTGTTTTGCTTGTTCATACAGTTCTGTATAGTTATGGTCATTTTGTTCAAAGAATTGTTTTCCATATACTTCAGTTGATGAATATACATCTAAAGTAATTAATGGATTTTTAACTAATTGCATTGCACCTAGTAAAACAGATAATCCTCTCCAAGGTGTGTTTTGATGAATTATTCTAATAGGGTCACCTTGTTTATAAGGTTTTGCTTTTTGTATTTTATCTATACCATTTTTAATTACCAAACATTTTTCTAATGGTAAACCAAACATAACTCTAAACTTTTCAAAGGTCCAATGAGAATTAAATACATACCAATCATACTTGTGATGATTAGATTTATCTTCAAACCAAGGAGCTAAATTAGGTTGGTCATATGAATTTTTTTGCCAAAGTATATTTACTTTAGTTGGATGCAAAGGAATCTTTTCAGGTACAGAAGTTGTAATCTGTACTTGATCTAATAATTTTTTATCAACGTATTCTTCTAAATAGTTGAATTGTAATTCTGTTCCACCTTTAGGATTTTGGTTTCTTATTATCATTGTTCATTACTTTCTGGAATACATCTAAACCTTTTGGTGATACCTGCACTGTAACATCAGTAACAATATCTGGTCCTTCCATTTTTTCTTTAGAAGTTTCACCTGTCTTTGTATTTCTATAAATTGTTATAGTTGTACAATCGATCTTATATATATTATCCGTTTTCATTCTCTCTGTTTATAAGCGCATAACTAACTACTACTTCAAGTTTGTTAGCTGTTTCCGCTTGAGCTTTTATAGCATCTCCTGCTTCTAAATTCAACCCCTGTTCTGTGGCATTGACTGTGCTTGTAGCAGGTATGTCCTTTCTAAAAAATTCCACATCTGTACTAGCAGATGAGTCTCTTAAATCACAATTAACGAGCACAGCTCCTGTGCTGTTGTTAGATACATACACAGATTTTATAATAGCTACAGCTGATGTCGCTATAGTCAAAACAGTTGTCATAGCTGTTCCGTCTAATATCTTAGATGCATTTTTATATTGTATGCTCATGATAAAAAGTAATTAAAAGTATCTAGTTCGTTTTTTAAATCTTGTTGAAAAGAAAAATTAAGTTGTTGTTTCATTGTATTTAAAGACTCCATAATCTGTCTTTGATTATCTACATCATATTCTTCTTTTGGTTCAGGTATGTAATTAGTTATCTTAGCCATTATCCTTTTCTTCCTTTAGCTGGATCAATGCTTGATCGATTTCTTGAGTCAATTCCTCTTCTTGCACCAGTTGGACCTCTAGGAGCACGAGAAGGTATGTTTCTTTCTCCTCTACCTCTATCAATAACATTATCAGCGGCAGTTCTTCTATATCTACCTGTATCTATTTTTGTTTGAATATCTCTAGCATCTTGCATAGTTTGTTGAGATGCTCTATCTCTTGCGTCTCTGCCACCATAACTTCTAGCATCAAAATAGTCAGCTAAAGTTTGTGATCTTCCAAAATCAGATTGTTGTATTCTTTGATTTAAACCTTGAATACCCTGACCCATATTTTTAAAAAAACCATATCCTGGTACAGCTACGCTCATTATTAAATCCATAATACCAGTAGATTTTTTTTCACCTGTTAATGAATCTACTTGTTCAACATCATCTTCATTAGCTACACCCATATTTGCAGGTAAGCTTTGTAAATCTAAAGTTGGTAAACCTTTTGTTGAAGTTAAATTAGGTGGATAAAAATTTTGTGGAGCATTAATAAAATTTGGTGGAACTGCTGCAGGGTAAATATCTTGAGGCGCATTAATAAATTCTATATCTTTTCCAAATTGATTAAATCTAGGATTACTTGAACCACCAAAAGAAGGTAGGTCTATACCTCCCTCAAAACCTAGATTTCTAAGTGTTCCATCACCACTTAAATATTCCAATCCTGGTTCAACACGATAAGATGTTAAAGGTATATTTCCTGTGAAAGGAGCAGGGCCATAAGCTGTTCGATAGTTTAAATTACCAAATGCAGGATCATAAAGAGATTCCTCTGGTGATTCAAAATAACCTTGAGTATCAAAGTTTCTATTTAGTAAACTATCTATTCCATATGGTGGCATTATCTTCTTCCGTCCGGTTGTGCATCTAATCTAAGTGTGCCATATCTCCATGACTCACCTACTGCAGTATTCTCTATTTGAACAGAGACCAATCTTCCTCTAGCTCTTGTATCTACCTTATCAGTGGTAGAAGTTATTGTAAAGGGTCCAAGTGGTGAGCTAACGGCTACGTCATCTGGATAGCTACTTACAAATAAAGTTACTTGAGCATTACCTGTTTGATATTTAAAATCAGGTATAAATCTTCTGACTGACATAAAGAATTCTCCGTCACCTCTGTAATCAGCAACCCCTGTTGCCTGACCCAAGGCGCTCTTACGTGAAGTAATATCCCAATCTCCCGACCTGATAAATGCATCTATAGAAGTTGTGCCTGAGCTATTGACTTGATCAGTTCCTACTTCATGAGCATAGTAAATACTAGCTCCATATTTATTTGTAATACCTAATATATCGGGAAATACAGGAGTACCATTTTCTACATAATCAGTTGCATAAGGAGCATTAAATACCCCTTGATCTTGATATGTAGTTCTATCTAACGACGAAGTAGTCCAAACATTTTCTGAGTAATTATAAGTCACACATCTATCAACTTGATCAGATCCATCTTTTGGATAGAACCAGTTTATTTCTGTATATAAAGTATTAGGTGAAGAATATACAGTATCTCTTGAGTTTAAATTAATACCTAGGTTGTCTCCATCTGTACTAAATACAAAATCTTCTACAAGGCATGGTAATGATTTAACTGTACCATCATAAACAAAAAATCCACCTTCGGCTGACAACCACCATACAGCACCGTTTGCATAAGACATAGCATGTTGACCAATACATCCACAGTTAGTACCAACCTGTCTAACAGAAAAAGTAAAAGGTGGACCAACAAATTGAATTACATAAGCTGCAAGATCAGTTGATACAAAAATATAATCTTTACCTTGTATAGCTGCTCTAATCTCATTACCGGTATCCAATCTAAAAGTTCCCGCAGTGTTAGTTGCTGTGGGAGCATATGTGTTTAAATCTTCTTGGTTTGAAAATCTTACAAACATAGGGTCTTGTGTTGTAGGATCACCTATAGTTGTTTCTGTTCCTAAATGAAATACATGTCTATCTCTGTCTGATACAATAGAAATTCTAGTAGCTGTTGGATTGTTTGTGGTATTGAAATTAGTTGTTGATTGTGAAGCTCTTTGACCTCTAGGACTTGAAGCTCCAGCATTCCATGTAAAAGTCTTACCATTAAATATTGTTGCAATTAATACTTCACCAAAATTATCAAGACTCCAGTTTCCTGGATCCAGAGTCACGTCACTTATTGTTCGTTCCGTTCCCCAAGTAGAATCTCCCCATAAATAAGTTCCCCAACCATAACCACTTGTCTGAGTAGTTGGTCCCACTTCAACATACGGATTAACAGTCACTGCTCCTGCTGCAGTCATACCAGATCCTCCTTCAGCACGAGATGCTTGCACTGTAAATTTATCTACGTCGGGCACAGTTAATATTTCATAAACTTGTTCTAATTCTGCCGCTGTAAAATCTGATGCACCTGTTACTGTAACAGATGAAAGAGTTACGTATCTTCCCACAGCTAGACCATGTGATCCTTTGTTAATAGTTACAGTTCGAGATGCATTAACAGTTGTTAATGTGCCTCCAGTAATCGCTGTATCTAAAGGTGTAATATCAAAAAAGTCATTACCATAATATAAAAATAAACCTTGTGAGGTTCCAATAGCTGTGTATTTTTCACCAGCAAAAGAAGTAAAAGCATGTTGTCTTCTAGCTGCTCCTGGTAAAGTTAAAGACCCAGCGGTTAATTGGTTCCAGCCACCTATTTTTTCAGGTAGTCCATACCTAAATCTAACAAAATCACCATCTGTCCATTGTCCCTCGGCACCAGATTCTGTGTCTTGCTTATTAAAACCAGGCTTGAAATTTAATTTTTGTAGCATATAGTAGCTTATATATTAGTTTTATAGAGAATGAAAGATACAATATAATGTCCTTTGACCATAAAATATCAGATTTAAAGTATAGAATCAATGGGTTAGTCCCTAAAAATGTATGTCAAAAATTAATAGAAACCTTTGAAAGATATCCTGAATTTTATCATACTGAAGGTAGTTTTAAATATCAGACTAAAAAATTTGAAGAAGATAATTTTAAATGTATTAATTTATCTAGGATAGAAAACCCAAATAAAGATATATTATATGCTTTTAATGAAGCTAGAAAATACATATCAATAATAATAGCCAACTATGTTCTTCATATAAGACATAAAAAAATATCTCCTACTTTTACTGATAGATTAATTAAATCTACTCAAAATATTAGGATATTAAAATATGGTGTAGGTGAATGTATTACAGATCATACAGATGTTGGACCAACAATAACAGCTTCATGTACTTTAAATTTAAATGAAGATTATGAGGGTGGAGAATTTAGATTTTTTAATGGACAAATAAAAGAAACATTTAAAACTGGAGATGCTATGTTATTTCCAGCAGGCCCTATTTGGATTCATGGAACAGAACCTGTTACCAAAGGAGCACGTTATTCAATTAATTGTTTTTTACACCAATGAAATTAATATATTCAATACCGGATAAACTTTATTATATACAAAATTTCTTAGATTATTCTACTTATAAAGGAATTCATGATGCTATATTTAAAGAACGTAAAAACATAAATTTGCATACTTCCAAAGGTTTGTGGGAGGATAACTTGATAACCAATATAGTTCCTCCAAAACGAGTAGGTGTAGATAAATATCCTCCTTTTGAAAAATTAAAAATTTTAACTCATCACAATCAATTTTATCAATTAAAAGATTTTAAAAGTATTGCTACTAATATTCATTATATGGAAAAAGGAGCGGGTATTAATTGGCATAGCGATGATGGTTGGAAATATGGAGCAACATATTATATTAACAACAGATGGAATATTCAGTATGGTGGAGAATTAATGTTTAATTTAGGAAACAATCATGGTTATATACCCATAGTAGGTAATTCTTTAGTAATATTAAAATCTCCTATTAATCATAAAGTTAATCCAGTTTTAAGTCCAATTATACCACGAGTATCAGTACAAATGTTTATAAAATAGATGATTAGTTTATTAACCAAAAATAATAAGTTAAATGAAGTTAAAAACAGTTTAACTATTACTTATCCAAGAACCATAAATATATTACATGGAAATTATCCTTACCCTCATGTAGTTCACAATTTTATATTAGATATACAAAATAATTTAGATCCTGCTATGAAAAATTATACTAATGTAAAAGGAGGAATGACTAGTTGGCATCATTATGTAGACAATGATAATTTTAAGGGTTTTTTAGCTTATCTAATAAATACTTATCAAGTTACTCACCCTGACATTTTTCAATATTTTTTAGAAAGAAAAAAAATTGAAAGTGCTTGGGGAAATGAAATAAAAAAAGGAGATAGTTTAAACTATCATGCACACCCTTGTCTACATGGTATACTATATTTAACAAAAGGATGCGATTTAATTCTCCCTGAATTAAATTTAAAAATATCCCCTGAACCAGGTGATTATTATGTATTTCCACCTGAAATACTACATGGTTTTGATATATCTACTGA